AAGAAAACCCGTACCTGAGCTTCCTGCTAACCCCCCCCCATTTTCGCTCCAATTTAACGGTTTCTACCGTTGAGACAGTCCCCGACTGGCCAGACATGTTGCCCTCCCCCACTTTGTGGGCCTGGGCACAGGCGGTCTCCCTCATACTCTGGGCCGCCAACCCCATTCTCCATCTCGGTGGGAAAACTTTTTCCTATGTTTCACTACCTTTTCTTCATCATGTCTTTTTCTTCACCTTTTGTCTTTCCTTGTCCTTTTCAGTGGTCATTCTTGTTGGGTTTATCGCGTTCCCAACGTATTCCGTGATTCGCCATTCCCCTCGTCTCTGTTTCTTCACCTTCCTGCTTCTCACTGGGACCCCTCTGGGTCGTTTGTGGTTGGCCACCCCCCCGCCCGACAACCTGCCTGGTGACTGTTGGCGCTCCTTGCTGTGTACCCAGTTCTCCCACCGGTGGTCTTTTAACGACCATGCTTGGATTGAGTCCAGTAAGTTACGTCGTCTTCTCCGTCACCAACAGTGCTATGGGAAAGTGTTGGTCGACGCTCCGTTTCTCGTCCGTATACCCTTTGTTCGCTTAGAGTCAGTTGGTCGCGGGCTGTGGCATGTCACCCCTTACAATCAGGGCTCTGGGCGCCTCACGCACATTCGTAGCTTGCCCCCTGGGTGGTATGGTGCAGGTATTGATCCCAAGTTCTTTGACGAAACCGCTCTCAAGAGCACCATCGTGTCCCTCCATGCGGGGGATTACGCGAGGCAGCTCGCTGAAACTCGGCGCAATTGTCGGCATGCCGTTCCCCGGCATTTGCGGCCATACCTTCAGTCCGCCGGCATAGACCCGCCTATCGCTCAGGCAACCGCACATCCCCACCCCGTCCACTATGCTTTCGAGTCCCGTTCCCTCCGTATAGTGTCCCGGGCCCTCGCCGGTGTACCGTGGTACGCACTGTACGTCAAGCCAGCGAAGGTGACGTACATGCAGGGCGACGGTGCCGCTCCTCCTGTCGGTTATTTTAACCCCCGCACAGTTGGAAAGGACATTACTCGCTACGCGGGGACTCCTGTGCCCACGGGTGGTGCACCTTCCTCCAGCGCCCCGGTTTGGTTTATGCATGATGCTTTGCACTACCTTAATCCCACGGTGGTCGGCTCGTGGTTTGACGCCAACCCCAAGTTACAGTATTTGTTCTGTACCACTGTCATCCCGCCTGAGACTGTTTTTGACCTTCCCACTCTCCACCCGAACCTCTACAATTTTGTCGTTTCCGGTGATCGTCTCACCTATGTTCCCGAGGGTGACAATGGAGGCGCGTACCACCAACCGTTGTCTGCGCGTCAGTGGCTCAAAACCTCCACCATTGTTAGCCCTGAAGGTGTTTGCTACCACGTCAGTCTGCTCGATACCAATCACGCACATCACGTTTTCGTTGTGTCGCGTTCTATGGTCCTCGCTCAAGATAGTCGCGTGCTTGACATGGCCAAGGTCTTCGAGATCCCGTGGTATTGCCATCCTTTCGCTACTCGGTTCCAGCGTCTCACCCTCGGTAACTTGGTCGACTCTTTGGCTAAGTATGACATGCGTGTCCAGACCTCTTCGTTCCGGGATCTTTATGCCAAAATTTCTTCGTTCGCTTCGGAGGTCTACGGTTCGTACCCCGCCACGTACTGCCAGGCTGCGGCTCACTACGCCGCTTGGCAACGTCTCATGTCGTTCCAGTATTCACCCACGTTCACCGGTCATTTTTTTATGCTCCTGGCCTATGCCACCCGCCTTCCGTTGTTCAGCGTTGGGTGGCTCTGGCAGTCTTTATCCTCCAGGTATACCGCCCAGCGCCTTGACGTCAGTAAGGTGTGGGAAGTTGAAACTGTTCGGTGGGTCAGTTCTGGTTCGGACAAGCTTTTACCGGGCACCGTGAGTTCGCTGTGCTGTGCCGATTTGGGCTTTTACGAACTACCGCCTAACCCAACGCTGTTGGCCCAGTACGCCCTTTTTGTCGCCACCACGGTGGGTGTCATGGCGGTAAAGTTCGCGTTCCCGCTTGCCACTACTTATGCTTGGCCGGTTCTCCGCAACACTCCCAGCTTCATGCGTCTTCTCGCTTACTTGGTGGATTTCGATTGGGTTCATACCCCTTGGGGCCTGATTTTGGTCAGTTTGGCTGCCTGGTGGGGACTTCGTGCCCCGCCGGTATTTTTCCCTTGGTCTCTCCCTCCCTTTCGACGTTGGCTCTTGCGACTCTATGCCACATTGTTCTTTTTGCCTCATGCCCAGCTCCCTTTTGCACCCGGGCTCGGCTGGACTTACATGCTCACGTTGACCTGGACGATGGTCACATTCGAGTTTCCAAAAGTGCACCCTTTGGTTTTCTACCTCGATTGGGTGGCCTCAGACCCCGATTCGCCGTTTGATGCCCTCGGTCTCCTTGTCAGCCAGCCGCCTGCCTTACGTGCTTTTCACGCTCCTGGCCGTCATCCACGCATCGAGCGTTGGGGCTACCGGAACGTTGTCATTTTGTGTCAGGTGACCAATGTGTGTTTCCTGGTTTCTATGCTGGCTTACAATCTGGTGATCTCCCGGGGCAAGGTCTATCGCTATACTCACGATTTGGAATCCCATCGGGACACTCTTGACTATCCTGTTGCAACGCCTCCCAATCCGCCACGACTTGTGGGTCCCGCCACGGCTCCCCCGCCTGTATCCACCGCGCTTGCCGCTTCTGGTCTGTTGGAGGTCCCCCCTAGCGGGGAGGTTCCCGAGGTACTAGCTGGTGCTTTGCTGCCACCTCCTCTTCTGGGGGTGCACGTTTCAGCCACTGACAACACATTAACTGTACAGACGGATGTTCCTTATTTCCGCCTCAGTGCTGTTCCTCCCCGCCCGGTGTCCCCCGGTACGGATCTCTACTCTGCTAGTCCCGCGCTCCCGCTCAGTCCCGACCTTCCACCTTCACCTATTCCTCCCGCAACCCCACCCCCCGCGGGGCCCTTGTTGCTTCCTCCTGTGGTTCCAGCTGACCCGCTTAGTCCCTATAACATGCCCCCTTCCGCGTTTGAGGCTTCGGAGGTGTGGCGCAACTTCATATCTCGGCTGCCGATACATGTCGGCCAGTTTGCACACAATGCCAGTTGTGTGTGGGATTGTTTGGGTGCCACTCTCCAGGTTGATCCGCGGCATTGTTGGGCGTCTTATTTGTCCACCTTGCCACCCGCAGCGCGTGGCCCTTGGGACCAGGGACTCGTTCCTGCTGATGCGCTGGTTGACGTCCTTCACTACTTTAGGATTTCGTACACCATTCGCCCTGGTGAGGCTCCGCAGGGGTGTCCACGGTCCGGTGGTGTCAATGCCCGTTTTCATCCTCAACAGCCGGCCCTCGAACAGCACACCGGTGCTCCTGGTTGGCCCACCATGACAGCGTATTTGTGTTCCACTGACACGGCGGCCTTTCATATGACCTTGGCTGGCCACGCCGATACCACGGTCCAGCCCGGCCCTCTCCAACCAGGGTCCTTGATCGGTTGGCCGTCCTTGACCGCCAACCCCGCTGAGGTTGCAGAAGTCTTGAACGTTCCCCGTCGCGCTTGGGGTCTCGTGTACTCTAGGTTGCTTGGCACCATGCGAAATCATTTTTCAGGGTCCCTTGGCTTCCTCGCTCCTGGGGCTCGGATGCTTGCCCCGGTCCTCCCTCAGGTTCCCGTCATGCGTCGTCTCGTCAATTATGTTCCTTCGCCTGCTGATTGTCGCGCCGCTTGTGGTTTGGCTACAGACCTTATGGTTCATACCACGGCCCTCAACTTGCGCGATGTTGACACTGGCTCGGTTGCTAAGGGGGCCGACCTCATGGCCAAGGACTGGCAGCGTTGGGTCCAGCAGCGTCTCGGTATGCCTAGGACACCGGTCCGCTTCCACCTCTACCACGGAGCCGCCGGTACCGGCAAGACTTACCTCCTTGGCCGTGAGCTTCTCCAACAACATGCCGTGACTCCTTTTACTGCAGCCACACTCCATTACTATACTTCCGACCATGATCTCCGGGAACCGCTTAGGCAAGCCGCGCTGGCAGCCTTCCCTGGTTTGGGTCTTCGCGCTGCGAATTTCAAGACCGGCTGTATGCCTTTTGCCCAACCGATGACAGGTACCCTCGTTATAGATGACGCTGGCAAGTGTTGGAACGGTTTCATTCCGCTGGTCATCGCCACCAATCCTGGTCTCACGGACATTCACATCACCTTTGACCAAACCCAGGCCCAGGGTGTTTTTCCGAACACCCCGTCTGTTAGTCGGAAGTCACCCGACACGGCTTCTTGGCTGGGTGCTATGGACGATTACTATGCCACCGAGGCCCGCCGTAGCGCCGACGAAGTGTGTGACCTTTTTGGTCTCGCTAGGGCCCTCCCGGCCCCGGGCCAGGTTCGCCCCCGTGGCCGCGTCATGGTCGTGTCGAATTCCCCCCCAGGTGTCCCCCTGTTGGTGGTGTCTCCTCGCTTCGCTGAAACTCAAAATATGGGCGGCCAAGTCTGTGACACGTTCACGGCGTCTCAGGGACACACCATTCACGGTGACGTCACGCTTGACTTGGGAGGGCTCACGTCCACCGCGACCGAGAAGGCCGTTTGGACTGCTCTCACCCGCGCTACCGGCAATATCTACCTGCGCATGGGTCCTGAAATGCGGAAGTCCACGGCTGTGGAATCCTGCTTCGCCCAGTCACAGGTGCTGACTGCCCTGTTGGCTGTCGCTTCCGTTCGGCAGGAGCCCGTTTTGACGGCCGCGCTGGATGTTGACGGGCTTGTCAAGTCCGCTGTCCTGTCGCACTTTGCCCGCACGCTCGATCCTGCCATTGTGGCACGCCTGGGTCTCGGTGCCCCGTCCCCTGTTGTTGGTGCTGCCGCTGGTGTTCCAGTCTCTGTCCGGGACGCTTGGCTCCGGGTGCCGTCGACCGCTCCAGACGTTTTCACCGCCCGGACGTACCGTAGTGCCTTGTCCAAGTCTGCCACGTCGGCATCTCCTGCGTTTAGCCATCATCTGGTCACCCATTCTCACTCTCCCATAGATGTGGCCTCTGAGGTACGCCACCTTACCGCCTTGCCTCTCGACGCCGTGTTGTCCGTCCCGTCCACTAACTACACTCTCCCGGCAATTGTTCCTCCTAGCATCCAGCCAGATCCTGCCCTGGATGTTGAGGAACCTACGGATGACGCCTTGCGTGAGGTTGTTGTGCTGTTCAACACCAATTCCACTCGCCAGCATGTGGTGGACGGTCCCCCGGCCACCCTCCACCACACCCGCTCCGACAGGCTCACTACCAAGCTTGGAGAGGAGAAACGCATCCGTGTTGGGCTTTACACCGGGGCTTGGAAGCGTTCCGATTCGGACCGTCTTCGACAGCTCAAGCGCGGCTTTTCGAAGTTCTTTGACGTTGACCTGTGGAACCGTAAGGGCTTCAATCCTGATCTCTTTGAAGAAGCTGAACGTCGTAAGCTGGCTTCTTGGGCGTCTAAGCGTACCGGCCGGGCTATTCGATCCAGTGTCGCCAAGCAGAATCTTGATGCGCACCCTAACCAAACCTCTTTGTTCCCGAAGGGACAGTACATCAAGAAACGGCCTCGTTGGCGCGCTCATGCCTTTGCGTGCCAGATTGTTTCCGATTTCAACCTACAGAAGATCTTTCGTGATGCTCCTTACGCCACCTATCTGGAGATGATGTCGGTCTCTTGTGCTCGCCCCACAACCTACATGCACTACCGTGCTAGTCCTGACGACTTGTCGCTTTGGTACAAGCGTCACTGGCGACAGGGCGTCATGACAGCAAACGACTACACCGCTTGGGACGCGGGTATAGACCATGTCTTCCTTGAGTTCGACCTCTGGCTCATGACACTCTGTGGTTTCCCCGCTGAGTATCTCGAAAAAGTGAAGTTTGATCGTTTGAACACACGCTCTCACCTTGGGTTCCACATGCCACGTCAGGAGAGCGGCGATCGGTATACCTGGATCCTGAACACTCTCCGCAACGCCGCCCTCACCGGAGCTAGCCTTGACTGCCCCTCAAACACTCCTTTGGCCGTCAGTGGTGACGATTCCGTCACCCTCGGGGCTTGGCGTGTGTCTAGTGGTTTCCGTCCCGGCGCTTGGCTTATGACCCCTAAACGTGAGGAGGCTGACCATGTTGAGTTCTGCGGCATGGGTTTTGGTGACTCTGACGTCACGCTTGATCCCTCTGTCCTTCACTGGCGTTCCAAGTTCGGTCTCCAGTTGGGCCGTAACGACGCGGATTACTGGCGTTCTATCCGTGACGCCATCCGAGAGTGTGCTTCCCGCACGTCCCGGCCGTCTCCATATATTGCCAACGCGGCCGCCAACCTCAACCGGGCCGTTCACCTTTTCAACCTCCCTGCCGACTTGTACCTCTCAGACTATGCCTGGACGCCATTGGTTACGCCTCCCCCACCTCGGGGGGGTACCTCTGGCGGTTTGGATTTGCTGGCACCTGCCCGCTGGTTACTTTTCTTGTAGACCCTTCTGACCCGGAATGTCTTTAAACTTGACCTGCGACCTGCATCCCAATCCGCCTCACTTCCGGGCGTTGTCGAAATTCGGAAGTAGATGCACCCTTGGTCCGGCCGTGAGGTCGTCAGTGGTTATGCCCCTCAACAATTTTTTCCCACACCCCGGGATAACTGCGTGTCGTGACGCCCAGTGCACGGGCCTGTTGTCACGGCTGTCCGTGCCGATCATCTAGGACGGGGGCAGGCCCCGGTGAAGATGAGCAGACGCCAGAATTAGGTTGGCTGAAGGTTGGACTACTCTCCCTCGGTCCACCTGGGTTTCACCCCATTTTGATTCGAAACCCTGTGCAACGACTGCACGCACGGCGGGAACTGTCTGTCACCCCAGTTTCTGAAAGGAACAGTCTAGCCCTCGGGTTGGCTCCCCGTTGGGTCGTAACCACTCCCTTTTATTAACATTGCGTTTTCTCCGTCCCGTTTTCGCACGTCCCGCCCTATTGAATGCTCTCTCACTTCGTTCAGTTCACCGCCATCTTGGGCGATTTGTCTCATCGCCATCTCGTTTACCAGGTTGCAGGAACTTTCGGCCCTTCGGTCGACTGTGTTTTCACGAATCAGCACCAGGCTCGTTACCTCAGGGCCCGTGAACCCTGGTTGCTCCCGGGGGACCCCCGCAACGACCACTCCCTGGGTACGCTCTTTGAGTTCCAGTTTGAGACCAACGTTACGTTTCGCCATCTGTACGTCACTTGCTTGCCCTCTTTCCTGCCTTGTGATGTCTGACGACATTCGTGCCGTTCTCGGCTCTACCGAGGGCCTTCACGGTACCACGACGCGGGTCAAGGTGGTGGTCCCGTTCAAGCAGGCTACCGGCGTGTCCGGCTTTGACCTTGCTAGCCACCCGAACGTGGCGCGGTACGCTACCACCCGGGCCTCGGTCAAGCTCGTCTCGCCGATTTCTTGGTCACTCGTTGGCCCCGGCTCTGCAGACGTCCTCTACGTGGTTTCCGCTACCGTGGTTCCCTCGGGCCTCACTCAGGGCCCTTCAGAGGTCGATCAGCTTGCCGACGACCCCTGTTCTCAGAACATCAGTGTTACCGCACTCAACCCCTGCCCAGTCTCTGTGCTTGAACTCCCCGAGGGGATCAACAACCAGCTCAAGCCTCAACCGCTTGTTGGGCACAACCCACACGTTCTTTACGGTTGGCGGGTCACCACCACTGGCAAGGCGTTCGGGCGCATCGAGTTCTCGTTCACTATCGCCCTTGACGGTATTGATTGGGTCGCCCCGTCGTCATGGAAGTCCCAGTACCCCCCCTCCGCGAGTTCGTAGGTTCCTGGTTTTCGAGTTGGGTCCGGCTTTTTGAACCAGCGGATTTTCCTCCTGATTCCCCCCCGCCGCCCGTCGATCGTGTTGCTCTTGCTGAGGCTGTTCGTGTTTATCAACGTTCCCGCTCCACTTCTCCTTTTGCCGTCCAACTTAACTCTGTTCCCGAGTCGGCTCCTCCGACCAACAAAAACATACGTGTGCCCTCCCGGTCCCGGGACGGTTCACAGGGTCTCGCTTCGCCCCAATCCCAGAGGCCCCCCTCTTCACCGTCGCCCTCCTTGCGACGGGTTTCTCGTTCTGTATCTCCCAGCGCCCCTTTACCCCCCCCGGTCGCCTCACCCAAAGTTGCCCCAAAGCTTCGGCTTCAGGCCCCCACTTTCGAAACGTCCCAGGACGTTTCGATCGTGCCTGGTGTTCCTACCCCGCTGTCGGCCACTACCTCGCAGGTGGTGTCCGCCATATACCCTTCTCTTTCCCTTGATGGAGTAGCTCGACGTGATCTTCAGTCCGTTATCACTGATCATGTCGCGGCTTCTGCCCCACAGCTTGTTTCGCCTCCTCCCCTTAAACACGGTCCGAAGTCCCTCTCCCCTTATGGCCTTCGTGCTCAGCGTTCCGTCTTCTTCGATGTCCCCACTGACCTCGATTTCGATGACGACGCTTACCTCCGTGTTGACAAGGTCGTCCTCTCTGAGGACGTCTTTGCCGTCTGGGATCCCACCCGCCCCAAGATCTTGTTGATCTGGCGCCTGGGTGTTGAGGAGATTTGCGGGGACTTGCTGGTACGTATCCTCTGCAGTAAACCCTTTCCGTCTCCCACGGAATTGGGCTGGCCTCGCTCTCATCATGGGATCATGGACTCTGGTGCGACATGGTTAGATTGTGGCACTATTCCGTTTCCTGCGGATAGTTTCACCCATCTCACCGTCCCCCACGATTCCATTTTACAATCCCTTACCCCTTCTCTTTGATAACCATGTGTTCTTGTGTTTCTCTGTTTTCACTTTCCCCACATTCGTCTTCCGGTCACTCAGCTCTTAGCCCCGG